ATGTTTTTTGCGAATTTTTTTTTCTTCAAGATTAATTGTAGCATGTTTATATCCATGTCCAGGATTTTTAAAATAAGTTTTTATGAAATCCGGATTTTTTGCGCATTGATCTTCAATAAATTTATGTACAAATGTTCCGCCTGTTTTCGGAAGATGAATGAAAATAATATCTTTGGTTTCAAACATATGCTCTCTAATTTTTTTTTAAAAAAATGGGAGTTTCTGTTTCAAGGTACTCCCAAACCCATCAACATCAAGCGGCTATTGCTACTTGAGTTGGAGAGTAGTCAGAGTTATCTGCGTCTACTTTATTTAGTGTTGGTCACTACCCGATTTGCTCTCATTGTTATTTTTTTAACTAATCGAATACCTTTACACCCCCACTCAAAGCACCTTAATGCTTTCAGTGGAGGTGGCAGGAATCGAACCTGCGTGTTAGAAAATATCTTCACAAGTCAACAAGCAAATTCTGTATTCTGAAAGTCGCATACTGGACTCCTGACTCGGCAATGTCAGCTTGATATCCCTTACACAATAAGCTTAATTGCTATAATATATGTAAAAGTTTTGTTGCCGCAAAACCTAATATCTTGTCAGAATTTTTAACCTCTATAAGAGGAATTTATAGGTTGAAATGATTCCCCACAGCCGCATTGACCAGAATTTGTAATAAATACAAAACCCTGCTCAATCAAGTTATCATCTTTATAATCTATTGTAATAGATCCAATCACATTTGTCAATAGATCTTTATCAATAATTATTTTTCCGTTTTCAAAAGTAACATCAGTGAGTTTGAGGTCATTGGTCGACTCAAGCGTCCATCTCCATCCTGAACATCCTCCCGGATTTGCTCCAACTCGTATAAATTTTTCATCTGCCTGAGAAAATATATTTCTTGCTTTTTCTGTAGTAGATATTGTAAAATTTTTACCTCCAATATCCAATTTTCCCTCCTAACAAATATACATCATCATGGCCTCTTTTGAATACTTCTTTAACTGCTTTTAGAGCATCTTCCCATTTATTAGTCTTATAAACAGTTTTGTATCCAATTTTTACAACATAAATCATTTTTGGATTTTCAAAATCTCTTCAACAATATCACCTTTTTTCAGTCTAGAAGAAAGTTTTGAATTAAATTCGTTTTCCGCCATTTTTAATAATTCGGGTTTTGTCAAAGAAGACAAAACTTCTTTAGAATATTTATTTTTTACTGTTTCGGGTTGTTTCTCAGGTTGTTTTTCAGATTGTGTTTCCGAATCATTACCGAAAAAACTTTTAATCATTGTCATCAAATATACCAACATATTCTTTAACCACCTTTCAGTTGCTTTTCTTTATAATTTTTAATCGCTGCTTTTATGGCATCCTCTGCCAAAACAGAACAATGAATTTTGACTGGAGGTAATGATAATTCTTCTACTATCTCAGTATTTTGAATTGCCATAGCTTCATCTATGGTTTTGTTTTTAACCCACTCAGTCGCCAATGAGGAAGATGCAATAGCAGATCCACAGCCAAATGTCTTGAACTTTGCATCAACAATTCTGTTATCTTCAACTCTAATTTGAAGTTTCATAACATCCCCACATTCGGGTGCGCCAACTAATCCTGTTCCAACATCGTCAGCATCTTTATTTAGTGATCCCACATTTCTGGGATTATTGAAATGATCTATTACGTGTTCATTGTATGCCATAATTTTATCCTAATAATTGACCTGAAAAATAATTTGAATCGTTATCATGCAAATCCAAGTCTGTATAAACTTCAACATAGTCCCCCACAGATAACTGAATAACTGATGTTATTGACCAAGGTCTGTAAGCATTTACTTCAGATGAATATATTCTTCGTGTGTTTGATCCATTTACTCTGAAGTATAACCCACCACTATTATTTCCACCACTCTGACAAAATGCATGAAATGAAAAGAAATATCTGCCATCTATTGGTGCCGTAAATCTTCCTGCCGTAGTATCTAAATAGCCTCCTATATTATGAAAAATTAAGTTATAATTAGTAACGATTGAACCATTAGCATTAGAAGGGTAGGAAACCATCCCAACGGAAAATGAAGGTGTATTTGGATTCTGAACCCATCCAATCTCATTCAATCCCCACAACTTAGTTGCACCATTATAAAAAGATAACTGACCACTATTAGGATATCCAGTATATCCCGCATCCTCTGCTTTTATGGTCCATGTATGATTGGTTGATTTAAATCTTAGAGATTCAGTTGCCATAAACTATCCTATAAAAAATCCAGAAAATGCTCCACGATCAGTTGAATTTACCCTATTTCCGCCTAAAATATAAATTCCTACTGTATCACCAACTTCCAACTTAAAAGTCATAGCCAAACCTGAAGATCTTGCATTAGAATTCTCTTGCACAAATGAATCTCCAAATTCTGCGGAAGTAGTTCCATTAATATTAAATAATGGTCTATTAAATGTTGACGGAGTTAAGGCAAAATTAATTTCAAAAGAAAAATGATACAATCCTTGAATTGGAACATTAAATTTTCCAGTTGACAAATCAAAGGAATTAGTGTTATCAAATCTTGCTGTTGTAAATTGTATGAATTGATTACGATCTCCAGAATTACCGTAAACATTAAATGCTGGATTATTTTTTTTCAGAACATAACCGTGCTGTGTCAAGCCCCATATTTTATCTGTCCCATTGAATATCGCTAATTGACCAGAATCCGTTTCACTGCCAACGGTTTCATCAATTGATCTAATATTCCAATCATAATTTGATGATTCAAAAGTAAGTTCTGATGTTGGCATTTTTCATAAGAATGTCATTGACATTGAAACTAGAATTATTGAAATTGACATTAGTTTAAATCTCCAGTAATGTCTTTTATCTTCTCAATTTGCTTGGTGATAATAGATTCACGATTTGGCCAATATATATAATCTTTTTCGGGATTTTTCATCAAATTATACAATAAAGGTAAAATTAATTTTTCTATTTCTTGCATGTCTTCACGATATTTTTCTTCCAAATATTCTTTTTTATAACTTAATTCGTTTATTGCAGCATCAATTTTCTTCTCTAAATTTACTAAGCTTTCTGATTTTGTTTCAATTTCTACTATTCTTTGTTCAACTTCAGCAGTTTTTGCCTTATACTCTTCATCATCTACTGCCGAAAAACCAAAATCAAAATCAGAATATTCTTCAGGTATAGTTGCCATTGATTATAATTCCTTTATAAAATTTTCGAAGCCATATTTACATAACCAATATGAATCTACTATATCTGATATAGGATTTTTATCACATCTTAATTCAAATTCTTTTTCCAAATCTCTTCCAGTTTCATTTTTAAAAGATTCATACATTTTTTCTTTATTAGCATTCCCTTTTCCTGTTGCAAATTTTTTTATTGCGGTCGGAGAAATCATCGTGTATTTAATTCCAGTTTGAACTAACATATTTTTTAAAATTGCCATGTTTTCAGCAATATGAAAAACTTTTCCAGTTGCCGAATATGCATAATCCTCAATAAATACCATGATCGGTCTACGATTATGTTTAATAATTTTATGATAAACCCAATCAGAAAGTCCGTTATATCTCTCAATGTCAGAAAAATATTCTGGATATATGTCTACATTCAAGTGAGTGATGGAGGACCACCGGGCCCGTCTCCGATCATTATTAGCAAGAATATTATGAGAAATACAACTCCTATTATAATCCCAATCATTTCCATAAAACTCCGTAACCGCAGGACTTGTCAGAGAATAATCTATACCAACAATATATTTTTTTTTAATTATCCCAATTATCGTCCTCTTCTTCTTTCAAGTCAATCATTTCACCGCAAAAAGAGCAGTATTGTGGTCTTTCATCTTCTTCGATTAATATTTCATATCTAACATCGCAATAAGAGCAATCTATTTTAATACTATTTTCCATCGTCCATTAAACTTTCCATTTGTTTATATTTTGTTATAATTTTAAATGCAAATTTTAAACCATCACGATAACATTTTAACTTTAAAGGCATAGTCATATATTCAATATCTGGTTTTGGATTACTTTTTATACTATCTATTGTCTGATCAACTTTTTCCATTTCATCAGTCAATATGAATAAAATTTCACTCATCCCCGTTAATAATTTTTTTTGAGATTCTGTCGAATGATCTTCGACAAACCTCCGATTTATAGGTTTCGTCATATTTAGTCCAATTTCTAATTTCATCTAAACTTCTACCACAACCCAAACAAATTTGAAATTCGTCTAGTTTGCAAATTTTTACACAAGGACTTTTAACCATCTTCTCTAAAATGTTCGACTAAATCATCATAACCCCCAATATATTCACCATTCAAGAAAATCTGAGGAACTGATGTTGATTTTGTAACTCCCATAACCTTACCGAATAATTTTTTATCTGCTTGAATGAACATATATTGAATGTTTTTTTCACGCAATAATTCTTTTGCCTGATCACAAGAAGGACATTTAGGATATGTAAAATGTCCAACAATATAATTACCATCACTAAAATCTAATTCATGCTTTATCATTTTTCTCCTTTACATTTTCAAAATTTGTAAAAAAACTTCTACCCATTACTAAATAATCAGATCCATTTCTAATTGCTTTCTCAGGAGTTGTAACTCTTACTTGATCACCTAGCATATCGTGAGAAAATCTAATACCTGGTGTAATTTTTTTTAACTTTGTTTTTTTAAACATTTTAATATCTTTAGCTGAACATATCATTCCCCAAAAACCATATTTTTCCATCATCCATAAACTTCTTTCATACATATCACCAATTTGTTGTTTATGTATAAAGTATGAATCATTATGGTCCCAACTTGTTAACACAGTTACACCTAATAATTTAATATCTTCTGCATATTGTGATATTGCTTCCATTGATTTAATATTATTATTCATATTAATTGTCACCATATCAGCGCCAGTATCTATCAAATTTTCGATAACTTTACACATAGTATTCGGTATATCATACAATTTATAATCACAAAAAATATTTCGATGATTTTTACCAATGTGTGAATACAAAATATGGTTTACTTTAAAAGAGTGTACTTTGTATTTCCATTTTTGTATTATTTTTTCTGCGGTTTCTGGAGTGTGTTCATCTAGAGATACTATAGTTTTTTCTAAAATTTCATCATCATTCATAGGACGTATTTATAACATTTGGTTTTGGTGGTTCTGACACAGGAACATATTGATTCCTTGTATCTATTGATCCAATAGATTCTATTTTTATTTGTCTTATATCACCTGCAATTGTTTTTATACTTTCTTTGACATAGTTAAGTTCAGTTTCAATTTTAGCTGTAGAAACTTTTAAATTAGAAATTTCGACCAATGACCAACCAACTAGACCGATGATAGATGTCACGAACAACGGTTCGATTGATTTCCAATCCATATTTTCCTTTATAATTGCGGCAATATAATTTTAAAATTCTATTATATTTATGTATCAGGGTTTCCGAAAAAACCCTGATGAAAAAATTATAAATCTACGACTTCACAACCTCCAGATGAAGAACTACATGCCAACTCCTGAGATCCAACTGTAAAATCCTCCTTCTCAAAATCTGCAAGTTTTGACCAATCAACATTTTTAGGCATAGCATCCAAGGCATTTAAATACTCTTCTTCAGTACAATCCTGATAAGGAGCCTGTCGATATGTATGCTCACTGAATGGTAAGAAAGAAATTCCTGAAATTCTATCAAAATGATTGTAAACCCAGGATCCTACTTCTGGCCATTCATCTTCTTTGACAGAAATAGTAACAGAAGGTTTATGTTCACACCAATGAGTCTGATATGCCAACCACAATTCCATTTGTTCAATGGCGGTCATATCGTTTCTCATAACACACCCTTCAGGAGACTTCATTGGGAATGAAAATACTGTCGTATGCTGTGGTTTCATTACATCTGGTTCATTTGGAAATTCTGCATCTTTCATAAATTTACACAAAGGATCTTTATTGTCTGCTCTAACAGTTCTGATGTAATAATCATTGTGTCTTGCATGAATTCCAGATGCACTATCAACTAATTGTGATACTGTGCCTGATGGTTTCACACAAGTAATTGCCGCAGATTGATTAATGCCTAATTTTTCCGCCCATTCTTTATTTGTTTGTACGGCAACTTCTCTCAACTCTTCAAGTGCCTCTGTCAATTTTTTCTTGCCTTTTTTACCATTTGTAAGATCATTGTCCATAATACCAGTCAAACTAACACCCAAAAGTCTCTCTTCATCACAATTACGTTTCCATTCTTTACTGAGATATTTGTAATTTGTCAATGTTGATTGAAACGTTCCTAGAATTGTTGCAATTTTAACTTTGTTTTTCAATGATTCTAAATTATCACTCTTTCGAATAACAACCTCGGATAAATTGCAAAATTCTCTTGATCTAAGGATAATTTCCGAGCATGGGTTGGTTCCGAAATCAGGTCTCGGTTCTCTTCTTTGTTCTTCGTCAACATTTAAAGATTCTACTTGTTTCATCGCAGACATCGCATTATATATGCCCCTTTCTCCAGATTTTGAATCATAAAGGGCGAGCCACTCTCGCATGAAAGTTCCAACGTCTGGTTTTTCTTTATAACTAACGCTGTTGTTTGCGAGAGCTCTTTGGGCATTTTGTTCCCACCAATTTCCTGACTTAGCGTGACGCATTTGCTCATCTGTAAGATCACTAAGACTAATAAGAGCAGACCTCCTAACACCTCCAACCACCACGATTTCAGCAATTTTACATACGATATCGTGTGCTTCGATGCATTTAAGTTTTCTTCCTGCGGCATTTTTAAATATCTCCGTAATAAAACGGAACAAGTCTTGCAAAGGTTCTGGTCCAGATGCTCTTCCTCCAAATGTTTTTAGAGGAGTTCCTGCTGGACGAACCTTTGACACATCCCACTGAGGAATTAATCCATCGTAAAGAAGTGAAATTAATTCCCTCAATGCCTTTGCCCAACCTAATTTACTGTCTGCCACTACAATACAGGTATCAGTAGGAAAAAATTCCTCTGCTACAACTGGGAGTTTATCAACATAATTTTTTTCAACACTAAAACCAACTCCAGTTCCGTTCATTAAAACGTAAAGTATCTCATCAAAAGAACGTGGAGAATCAACTTTTACATAAGAGCAATTATATCCGGCAACATTTTCTTTTTTTAATGCTTCACCTGCTGTCATTAAACATCTCATTGAAGGCATGACCTTCAATTCTCTAACAGCTTGCTCTAACTCTGTTCTTGTTCCGTTTTCTAATTTGTAATTGTGATTTTCATCCAAATGTTCCGCAAAAAATTTAAAGTATCTTTCAACTGTTTCTTCCCATGTTTCTCTTCTATTTAAAGTGTAGTTCCATCTAGCATAACGGGATAAGTGAATGAATCTCTGATATTCGGTCGGTAATGGCATTGTTTTAACTCCTTAACAATAATAAATTTTTAGTGACTTTTTATTTATAAATCTGAAATTTTATTCTTAAATTCTTTTAATTCTCTTTTGGAAATTCCAAATTCTTCGCATAATATTTTTTCTGCATTTTTTAGTGTTGCTTTAGGCTCTTCTAGGGTTTTATCTTGGGTTAATTTATCATAATAACCATCGATTATGTAATCTTCCCAAGATTCTTTTTGAGAAAAATCTCCAATAATCCATTCTCTCAAAAATTTCATCTCCGCACCACTAAATGTTACAGAATTTAAAACATAATCCTCAAATGCTTCACATGACAAAGGAAAATGAGGTTTTACCAATTCATACATAGCATTCGCAAAATCACGAATTTCCTCCTGAGCATGATTATCAGTTCTCAATTTTATCATATGTAAAAAATTATGCAAATCTGATTTCCAAATAACTTCGGTATAATTTGAAACAGGTAAAATAGTTCTCGCAAGTTCTCTAGCAACTCCTTTAAAATTTTCGTCAAAACCATCGGTTGGTTGAGGATCTACAATTCTTTTATAAGTATGATGCGCCATATCATTCACAGCAGACATGGATCCTAATACAAGATTTTTATTAAAATCATTCACCTCATCACCTCTTCCCTGATTGTTAAAAGGCGACTGCTCATTAACTGACGATTCTGAAGGTAAATAAAAATCATCACTCATGATAGAATATCTTCCAGAATATTCGTTGATATTTGCGGTTCTGTGGCGCACCATCTGTCTCATGACAAAAATAGGCATTTTCAAATGAAATCGAACCTCAGCCATCTCAAAAGGAGATGTATGTTTATTTCTCATCAAATAGCGTATCAAATTTCTAATCTCACTAGTTTTTCTAGTTCCTTCACCATAACTAATTCTAGCAGATTCTTCGATTGTTTGATCAGAACCCATAACTTCTAATAGCTTAACAAATCCATGTTTATGTACGCCTTTTTCACCCAATACACTCATTTATTAACTCCCATATCTTTACGAATTTTTGTTGCGGAAATATCATATATTTCTTTTGGAGGAACATGTTCTGTAAATGAATATCCAACACCACGTCCATAAGAAATGTCAACTATATTCGGCACTTCAGTGATTAGATATTTTCCTTTAAAATCATTTTTCAAATCTTCATGTATCATCTTTTTGGCAGCAGAAAAATCAAAAACATTTTCTCCAACACCTGAAACATCACGAATCATAATATTAACTTGTCCAGTTTTTTCTAATGCTTGTTCAAATAACCATCTATGACCCTTATGCCAAGGTTGCCATCTGCCTAACATCTGTACCGTAGGATGTTGATTATTCCATTTATTAGGATATTTCTTTTCTTTAATTTTTTTCATGATAAAAGATGTCAATTTTGGAGCTTCTACCTCACATTTTTGTTGACTAACAACATAATCCGGATTTTTAGGTGCTTCAAATAGTTTATTTGTGTCCTCAAAACGTCCAGATTGAATAGTGTTAACCCAAACAATTAAATCTCCTTTAAAGATGGTTCTCAAATCTTCAGTAGGACAAACAAAATCACAAATTGCTATTTTGTTCGAATTAACGGATTCATTCGAAAGTGTAGACATTCTTATCGCCTGTCTCGCTCTACCTTCATTAGAAAAATCCCAATCATCATATTTTTTTCTAATTTCATCAGCATTAAAATGATCGAAAGAGAGATGTTTTTTTAATTCTTCAACCAATGTTGTTTTACCAGAACCTGGTAAACCCATTATTAAAATTTTTAGCATGTTAAACCTTAAACATTACAAGTTTCATTTTTGCCTGAAGGCTATCATAAGTATTTTCTTTTAAAATCTTCATTACATCAATATTATTTGATACCATATCATTAATATCTTTATGTGAAATATTATTAGGCCAGATGACTATTTTTTGTCCTTGACTAATATTTTTTTCCATTTTTTTAATGATTTCTTTATTTCTTCTTTCATTATCATAGACAAAAACTAAATCAGTGTCAGTTAAAAATTTAATACTTGTTGATAAATCTGCACCCGCTACTGCAATACTATTTTCAACAAATAAAGAATCAATAGGTCCTTCCAAGACGTAGACAGTTTTAGTTTGATCTATTGTGTTTAATCCAAATATCTTAGGCGCATCTTCAATGATTTTTACTGTAATATACCTAAGTTTAGACTTATTATCCAGTGATCTACCTTGTGCTGCAATTAAAACACCTTTTTCATTAAAGAAAGGTATTACTAATCTAGGTTCATTATTGATAAGTTCATATGAATTGTCAAGATTTAAACTCTCAACCCATGATTTAAAATTTTCAGCAAAGTAAAGATATTTATGTTTTTTCAAATCAATGTTTCTAGAAAGAACATATTGTTTACAAATATGTTCATCTCCCAATTCATCCACACAAGGTAATCCTATATCTATTTTTTTGAGTTTTTTGAAAATAGGATGATCAAACTTAAAAGTTGGTTTTTTATAATTACTGTGACCATTTTCGCCATTTTTATATCGTTCCATGACATATTCAGCATGAAGATTTACATCGATTTTTTTAAGAAAGTTGGAAAAAGTAAGTCCTATTCCACAATTGTGACATTTGTAAAAAAGATCATTCTTCTTTCTATGAACATATCCTCTTGCTTTGGTAAGTTTTTTTTGAGAATCACCACAAATAGGGCATCGAAAATTCCAAAGGAATTCTTGCTTTTGCTTGAATAGCAAAAGACGGTTGGATAGCATAGTCAAAAACTTCACATCAACAAAAATAGACATAATAAACCCTTTAAAAGTTAATTGATTTAACTCTCAGTTTATCATGATGCCAAAATGATGTCAATATAAAAAATTAAAAACCTATTTCTGTTAAAATCATAGTTATATTTTCATCGGTCAAATTCAATTTGTATCCATATTCATAAATCGGTTTGACATCTCTAATTTTGTTTTTTAACATCATAGTATAAGCAAATTTTTTTAATTTCAATTTATTTAAATCCAATGTGGTATCCATTATCATGCGGTATTCAATAGAGTGCCATTTGCATCATATACTTTGAATGATGTAATAGATCCACCAGATAAAACAGTATCACCAGCAAGTTTAATTAAATTGTTTGAAAAAACCATCAATGCAGGCTCATATACTCTTGACCACCAAACATCGTTAAGTGTATGACCTGTTGTGGCACCAAATGTGACCGTAACACCATTATCAAGTGTTTGTGTAGTCCCGTTCATCTGAACACCTGTAGCTTCTGTAGTCGCAAAATTATCCTTAGACCAAGAAAATGTATCTGGAGTTCCAGTTCCATCAATTTTTACATAATAATTCTGTTGTTCTATGACTTTATTGTTTGCATCATACCTTCCTCCGAATGTAGCATCATTCAAACCTGTTCCTGTGAAAATTGGAGCAGAAGGATATCCATCACTATTAACTGATAATAATAATCTTGATTTATGATCAGTTGATGTATCTTCATGGTATGATGATATTTTAGCCATTTCATGTGATTGTGATGTGGTGTTTACAATTGTCATATCCCATTGATCACCTAAACCGTGTCCAGAAGTTGTGCCAAAAGTAATCGTAACACCATTATCTAATGTTTGAGCGGAACCTGTAATTGCCACTGTCGCAGCTTGTGTGGTCGTAAAATTATCTTTAGACCATTTAAAAGTATCTGGCGTACCCTGACTATCGATCTCTACTGTATATGTAGGAGTTGTTGCTTCAGTAAATTTACCACCAAATACAGCATCGTTTAATGCTGTTCCAGGTGTATTATCCGCATCTGTGTAATTTGTATCAGATATACCGGTGAATGCCTCATTTAACGATTCATCAGTTGACAAAAATCCATAAAATGTGATATCCGATCTTCTTGATTGATCAGCATCAGAACCTTCCGGATTTACTACATCTATATTCTCTTTAAAAATTGCCATTATGCCCACCTTTCGTCAGTTGGAATTTCTATTAAATCAATATTATTTGATTTTGATATTTTGCTTAAAATTTCTTTTTCAATATCATCCGTTAGCATATATTTTAAATTATCTTTAAAAAATTTATTATCTAAATTTATATTTGAATCATCACATGCTTTTTTTATGGTATTTACCAAAACAGAAGTTATTGAATTCAATTGATTTGCTTTTTTTATTGCAGTAATTAACACCAAACCCGAAGGTCCCAATGCTAATCCTAAAGCATTTAGCAGCAATTCGTTGTCATTAAAAAAATCATCATCAAATTCTAAATTTTCGATTTTATTTATTATATCATCAATCATTTTTTTTGATACCTTAAATACATCATGTAACCAGATGAATTATCTTGTAAAATTATAGCCTCATTGGGATTTTCTCTGGCAAAAAGTCTAATTTCTTCCCCAACTTCATCATTGCCCACATATTTTTCATATTTAACATATTTTTTCTTTCCCAATCTTGCTCTCATATAACGATCAGAATCAACTTCAAAAACTGTAGCTCCTGCAAATTTTTTCCTCTTTTTCTTCATAGGAGGTTCGGCCTGATTCGGTAGATTAGGATTTTCAACACCCAATCCTGCTATTCCTCCTCCTCCGACTGATAATGATTCTTCTTTTAAAAATTTTTCTTTAGAGTCATATTCTTCAATTAATAAGTCAACATCATTCGGATTATTTTTACACTCTTGTAAAAATTTAATAAATTCATCAGTCAAAAAAGAATGATCAAGGTAATGGTTTATATTTTTATTTTCCTTGATCAAAAATAATGCGGCAGCAAAAGTTGCAAATTTTGTACTACCACCTGGAACTTTTGCTAGAATCTTCTTTAAATTGAAAATAAGAGTATCCGATAGAGTATATGCTTCTCTTTCTGCGATTTTATTGAGTGTAGACCTTTTCCTCAATACTTTACCTTTTTCATCAATTATACCCAATTTATATGCTTCGGTTTCCGTAAACGGAGTTACCAATTTTTTTATAAACTGATAAACAAAATATATATTTCCTATACTGCTTAATGTAGACATTAAATTTCTCTCAAAATTTTAGTAATTCGAATATCAATTCCTATATCAGCACTATAAATATTTTGACCATTTATTTTTTCAATCATCTCAGGCATATAATTTAAATATAATAAAAAAGTCTTCAACACCACCCACATGTTTTTTGGTAATTTAAAAAATAATATTCTACACGCAACATCAATCGGAAAAACATTTCCGAACATAATTAAATGATTCAATATTAAACGATCTTTTAATTCACCAGTGATTAAATATCGATTTATTAGTCTTTTAACATATTTTAGTGTTTTCAAATCATCATAAAAATCCTTCATACTTAAACACTGTGGATTATTATAATTCTTCATCGCATAAAATAAAAAATTTTCTTCAGTTAAATCATTAAAATTCATTATTATTCTGTAGTTTTATTTTCTTTTTCCAAGTTTTCATCTTCTTGCATTTTTAAAAAATAAGCACACGTTTGAATAGCGCCCGATATTACATCTCTATTTTTTTCTGTAGAAATCAATTCTTCTCTTAATTGCACGATTCTAGTGTCAATATTTGCTTTATCTCTGTTTAGTTTTTCAAGTTCATTTTTAATCATTTCAATATTCATAATTATTTCACTCCTGTTTTAAATAAGTCCCTGCCGGACTACCTGTTAATGTTTCAATTGCTCTTGCTAGCTCAAAAATATTTACTCTATAAGTCAAATTATTTGCCGTATTTCTAGACAATAATTCTAAATCTCCATCTGTATTATGTATGCCCAAAACTGATTCATATCCATCAGAACTTAGTGTATGTAAATAAGAACCATTACTCGTTACAATTCCTGAAGAATTCACTATATTTTCTTTTTTAGAATACAAATGTGATTGATCAGCAGGTAAAGATGATGAATCTAAAGGTCTGTTACCATCAGATAAAACTAAAACATTAGTTGATCCAAAACCAATGTCAGAATTTCCTAATCCAAAAACATAATTTAAACTCTTGAATCTTAAACCTGTAACTTCAGATGTTATTTTGTCTTTCGATAGATCTTCTAAAACTAACCTATTATCATCTTCAGTGATTATTGTACCTTCTGTACCTGAAGTATCTCTTTGTATAATTTGTCCATCAAATAATATAGTTTGATCTTCTCCGAAAAGAATAGAACTTTCTACTCTCAGAGGCAAATTAGAGACAACATCTGTATTAATTATCAACTTTTCTAATAATGAATCATATTTTATTTTTTCACCAGAAGTTTTTCCGTAGATAATTATATCATTGGCTGAACCATCTTGACCAAAATAAACATTACCCAATGCAACTAATTCAGAATTAATTGTAACATTATTACTTGTCAAATTCATAATTTGCGAATTTGATGAAGTTATATAAACATTAGAAGAAATTTCTAATTGACCATTTTGAATATTTAATAATTCAACATTTAGAAAAGTATTTGAATTATTTACATGAACATTAGAATTTATTGTATAGTTATTACCATTTATAATTGTATTAGATGAATTTAATTGTAATATATCATTTGTTATGACAGTTGATGTATTAATAACATTTATATTTGAAGTTAAATGTGTATTTGATCCATTTATCTCAGTATTATCAGATGTGATGACAAACTGAGATCCTATTATTTCCACATCAGAATTGATATGTGTATTGGATGCAACTATAGAAACGTTTGATAAAACATTCAGATTACCGGTATGGTATACAGAATCTGTAAAAATCGTATTAGATGAGACATTTAAAGTTGATCCGGTTATTTCAGTGTTTGATGAGACATTTAAAGTTGATCCGGTGAAACTAATGTCGGATGAAACATTTAAAGTTGATCCAGTAAAAATTATATCTGCTGAAACATTTAAAGTCGATCCAGTTATTTCAGTGTTTGATGAAACATTTAAAGTCGATCCAGTTATTTCAGTGTTTGATGAAACATTTAAAGTTGATCCGGTGAAACTAATGTCGGATGAAACATTTAAAGTTGATCCGGTTATTTCAGTGTTTGATGAGACATCTAAAGTTGACCCAGTAAAACTAATATCAGATGAAACATTTAAAGTCGATCCAGTTATTTCTGTGTTTGATGAAACATCTAAAGTTGACCCAGTAAAACTAATATCAGATGAAACATTTAAAGTCGATCCAGTTATTTCTGTGTTTGATGTAACTGATAGTGTTGTTCCTGTTATTTCAGAGTTTGAAGAAACATTAAATGATGTTCCCAACATTGTAACATCAGCTTGAAATTCAACATAATCTCCAGCAAAATTTGTATTAGAATGATTGATGGTTAATGTAGAACCATTAAAAATTGAATTACTAGAAATAGTTAAATCTGTAGAATTTAAATCAAAATTTGATGTTTGAATATCAACATTTGAATTTGTTAAATTTAAATTTGAGGTCAATACTGTTTGTGTTCCATCAACTGTTAAATTTGATGTTACATGAGCATTTTGTCCATAAATTTTAAAAATATTACCTGTAAATGTTGAATTTGCCGTTGAATCTACCACTGGACCGACAAATTCAACATTTGCCTGGAATCTTCCTCTTTTACCTAAAACCAATAAAGAATCATTGATCGTAGCATTTGCTGTAGTGTAAACATCCTTAAAAAGTCCATTTGCAAATCTAAGTCCAGGAACACCTAAATTATAAGTCGCATTGACTGCAGGAACTATGTCAGATTGCACTCTACCGGCAAGAGAAATTGTATCTGACGGTTGATCTCCTAATTGTATACTTCCATTAGCAGTTATATTGCCAACAGCATGTATATTACCATCTACTCTTAAATTACCGCCAACATTTGTATCTTTTGCAATACCAACACCACCATCAACTATCAATGCACCTGTTGTCGTATCACTTGAATTTAAATCAGATGTAAAATGAGAATTACTGGTAATATTAAATGTATTACCAATTATGTTTATAGTATTAGATCTAATATAAGTATTAGAACCTAGAATTTCTGTATTTGATTGTATTTCTGCAATTGGTCCTAAAAATTGAACATTATCATTTAAAAATAAATTACTGTCAATATTCAAATTTCCACCAATGAAAACATCTTTTACAATACCAACACCTCCACGCACAACTAATGCACCAGTTGTCGGTGATGTAGATGTAACAGTATTTTTCATTAAAACATCACTTGTGGTAGTAAATTTTCCTTTGAAATAATTGTTTGAACCTACAACAGAAAATTTAGTGGAATTATATTCCGTATTACCTACAAATTTAGAATTACCTTTAAGTAATAAATCCGAAGTTAAATGTGTGTTAGATGAGGTGATGGATGTATTTTGACTTGTAACATACAAATTTGAAAAATAATTCGCTCGGGTACCTTTAAATGTCAAATCAGATTTTATATAAGTGTTTGTTGAACTTATGTAAACATTTGACGTTGTTCCTTTAGGATTACCATCTGAAGACCACAATCCCAGCATAACATTACCATATGCTATGAATGTGTTAGAATTGGCGACTAATTGATCATTATCAAATAAAGTTATTTTACCGGCATGAGTGAAATTACCTGTAACGGTTGTATTTGAACTAATATTTAAATCATTTCCATTGATATTAAAATTACTAGTTGTTGTCAAATCATCAGAGTTTATGATAAAACTATCTACAGAACTTTCAATTTTTACATTTGAGAAAAAAGAAGTATTTGATTGAACATTTAAAGATGTAGAATTTACATGTAAATTTGATCCATTAAAAACAACATTAGAGTAAAAAACTGTACTGTTTGAATAAACATTAATTGTTCCAGACTCGCCTGCCGAAACATTACCTACATATATTGTTCTAAGAGCATTAGAAGTGTTTGCGACATCGAACTTGTTATCATCTGTAAATACTAAACTATCACTAATAGCTCCTATAGTGGTTGTTCCTTGAACCGTTGATCCTCTAATTTCAATGTTTCCATCAATAATTAAATTTTGCTTGATTCCTACACCACCTCTGAATACAACCGATGCATCTTCACTGCTAGATGCTCCTTTAGTATTAGAAAAAAATACTATAGGTTCAACGTTTGAAAAAAAATTTTCTACAGAAATTTTTCTGTTTACAGGAGTACCTGCTGGATTATCGACAACCAAAAGAACATCTTCTTTTGCGATAGTCGGTAAAGCAGGCAGACCCGATATAGTTTTGTCTGCCATTTTTTACACTAAATGTATGGTTTTAAAAAATTAATTATGCAGAATAATGACCATTAGCAGTTGCTAATAGAAAAAAGTCAGTACCATTCATTTGAATTTTTATTTTAGACATTTCAGAATCAGTTGAACCGAACAAGGTCGCAGAACTCATACCCGTACCAGCTAATGCACTACCTTCTTCAAACAATGCTGAATTTGCCGTGATTTTGACTCTTTGATCTGCTTCATCGCCTAAGGCCAACAAATTAGTAACTACTCCAGGATCAGGATTTTCACTTGTCAATAAAGTTCCGTCCGCCTTATCATTCAAACAAATGAATGCTGTTGGTCCAGTTGTTCTATTATCATCACTGTCATCCACTAAAATCTTTATTCCATATTGCTTGGAGGACACTTGAAATTGAGAATCTGAAATTGTATCAGAAAAATCCATTACAATTTCATGACCAATTACCGGTCCGGAATAAGTAGCGTTCTGACCTGTCAATGTCATATGTGTTTTTTGACCATATAAAGCAGGAATCGTTGTTGCCGTGGTCGGACTAGAAATCGTAGAAGTTGTAAAATTTACTAAGTTTCCTGTATATGTAAGAGATCCTGATGCTCCTACTGTATATGAACTTTTGACAAATGTTTTACCACCGGTATCGCCAACACCAGTTGTATGATTTAAATTGCCAAAAATTTCAGCAACAGTACCTTTTTTATTTACTGCATTATTTGTCGGATCAGTCACAACATGTAAAAGATCGGTAGATTGAATACTTGTACCTAAACTTTCTAGTTGTGTCATTTTTTTATCAGCCATTGTTTTAATACTCCTTTATAGTTAGAGATTGCTGGGACTCAGCCAAGACTGTTCATAATAAAAAAGAGATATATGGGGGATGCCATATACGTCTTATTAGTCTTTTTATGAATCTTGTGCATCTTTTAAAATTTGCTCCAATACTAATTTTGCACCGTGTATACCGGACAATTCATATTGAATAGCTTCTTCTTGTTTATTTATATCATTTTTTTTATTATTCAATTCTACCAAAGCATTATAATGTGTTTGGTGCAGATCTGTTAATTCTTGAAGTTTGTTTTCAATAATTTTAACAAAATCTACACCATTTTTTTCATCTTCTTTCAAATCACTCAATTTTAATTCAGGATTTTCACTCATAATAACTCCATAATAATAAAAAAATTAATTATTCATTTGTTGAATTTGATTTATTTTATTTTGAAAAGATCTATATCTCATCATAGATTTAAATCCTAATTCTTTCCATTCACCATTATCTTTAGGTGCAACAGCTGCTTTTACAGGTTCTGCTTTTACAGGTTCTGCTTTTACAGGTTCTGTTACTGTTTCTAAATTTTCGTTTTCATCTACCATTTGATAATTCCTTTAATAAAATTTTAAGTATGTATTAATACATATCTATATCGCCTGTTATTCCCCCGGCAACTAAAGTTTCAGCATGATACTGTGGCACACCATCTCTGATTTTCATTTTAAAAACATTCCACCCAGTATGCGCAGGTTTTGGTATCGTTGGATTAGATTCCAAATTCGTCATTTCTGTAGCATCAATGCCAGCAAGTGTAGCAGGAGTAGGTTGGGGCGTGGTATTCTGTCCAGATAACCAATTTTCATCGGCATATTTAGGTGCAGTTTGGTAATGCATATCTGTCATATCAAAATTGGCACCATTATAATTATAATCAAAATTCCATGTAGTACTAACAGCAGGATCATTAGGCGACTTAGATTCTTCTATCTTTAATTGAGTGTCTGAAATTATTTCAATTATTTTTGCATTGATTGTAGGACCTGGACTCAAACCAGTCATACCAAAATCTCTATTAAAAAATAATGAAAAACCTACTTGCAATTGGGTAAATTTTGTATTGACTCCAGTAATTAAACCTTCAGCAGATATCGACCAACCCGATCCAGGTAATTCTATACCATCGTAAGAACCGTGAATAGACATTTTTTTCTCCTTTTAAAACAATTTTTGTTGCTTCATTGAATGTGTTAGATAATTTGTATATTGTTCCATGCTATAAGTCCCATTATCTAATTTTTTCGCAGAATGCGGTGCAACAGTTTCAAAGGTATTGGTTCTGACAATTCCAAATTCTTTTAATAATCCTTCGAATTGTTCCATTGTCATTTCTTTATGATAAAAATTTTGAATATCAACCAATTTTACTGTACAAGTTGAACCAATTTTATTCTGAAATAACTGAATTGATTTTGAATTCTCATCTTCCGCAAAATTTGTAGAATAAGTTAGTTCTCTAGGATGACCAACAGAAACTCCGGTTAAATGATGAAATAATTCTTCAAATACTCTATATGGATGTCTATGCTCTCTGCTTTGCATAGGCATAACACCTTGAGAATCTCCTGCAGCATCTCCTGCGGCACTTAATCCTTCTTTAACTTCTTGTCCAGGAGTGTTTTCCTTATAGTTTTTTACTAACTCATCAGTTCCTTCTTCACCAGCTCCTGATTTCAATAAACTTCTTTTCTCCATTAATTTATTGATTTTTGATAAACCTTTTGTTATCACAGATTCCTTAGCCATTTGGAATCCAGCATTTTTCATAATATTCTGTAATCCTGCAATTTGATCAGGTGTAAATGATTTATTTTTTGCATAAAATTTAATCACACCATTTGCAAATGATTTTGTTTTCTCATTTTTACCATTAGTTGCCAATGCTTTTAATGCTTTCAATGCTGCAGCATCGGACATTTTTGCTTCCTGTAAAGAATCTTCTTTGACGCAATTCGGAACCATTCTATCACCTTTTTTCTTCATACCAACTTGCTTATAGCCTGGCCAACATGCTTCTAAAACTTCTTCTTCATTAACAGGTTTTCCTGATTGAGAAATAATTCCTTTATGTCCTCTTTTTTTCATCAATTCTAAATGCGCCTTTGCATCATCATGACTATCAAAACTCTTTACAGTAATTTTACCGAATTTTGTTTTT